TTAGCCCTGACGCTGGCCGCCGCTCTGTTTGAGAAAGTTGGCGAACAGTTCGTGACCTTGCTCGGTCAGGATCGACTCGGGGTGAAACTGCACACCCTCGACGTTCAATGTCTTGTGACGCAGGCCCATGATCTCGTCAACCGAACCGTCTTCCAGCGCCGTCCATGCCGTCATTTCCAGACACTCGGGCAGGGTATCGCTTTTGACCACCAGCGAGTGGTAGCGGGTTACCACCAACGGATGGTTCAAACCTGCAAACACGCCGCCGTCCCTGTGAACCACCGGGCTGGTCTTGCCGTGCATCACCTGCCGCGCGCGCACCACTTCGCCACCGAACGCCTGGCCGATGGACTGATGCCCAAGGCAAACACCCAGAATCGGCAGCTTGCCCGCGAAGTGCTTGATCACCTCCAGCGAGACACCGGCTTCGTTGGGCGTGCACGGACCGGGCGAGACCACGATGCGCTCAGGGTTCAGCGCCTCGATCTGGGCAATGGTCAGTTCGTCATTGCGGATGACTTTGACGTCTGCCCCAAGCTCACCGAGGTACTGCACGACGTTGTAGGTAAAGGAATCGTAGTTATCGATCATCAGCAACATTTTGCTATCAACCTTTTGATTTACTGACTTTTGATTCAGGCCTTCCGGATTCTGCTTCGCTCATGCGCCACTCTTCAGCCACAACGCTTGAGGTGACAACGGCAAAAACATCACAAACCGAAGGCATACAGGTACGGGTCCGGCCGGGCCGGCAAGGAAATAGTCAGGCGCGCCAACGCCAACGGGCGTGAGCCTTGATAACGCGCATCAAAAGCTTGCTGACTGTCGTCACGGGAGGGGGTCTCGTTGGTACGTTTCGGGACATTAGCGTACCGAATCGACCGGTGCAATATGAATGTACCGGGCGGGACCGATTGATGAGCCGGCAACGGCTGAAAAGAGGGCCGCACCTCCTTGCGGAGGCGGGATTGAGGCGGGGGCACGATGGCCTTTGCGGGAGGGAAACATCAGTGCGCAATCTCGCGCACGTAGGCCTGGCAGGCCTTCAAGGCGATCAATCCCTGATCGCCGTCATCGGTGATGGCGACAATTCGCCCAGCAGCCGCCGGGTCAAGTTCGCCTCGCGCGCTTCCATGAACCAGGCCGCCGGCGTCGGCGGTGGCTGGCATTTCATCATCCGCGAGGGGGTTGGCGAGAAGGACTGACAGCCGCAGATCAGCAGTGGCCAGACGGTCGCGCAAACGAGTTTGAGAGGTCTGAGCATCGCTCAATTCCTTGTGAAGGGTTGTGTCACTGTCACGCAGGCGGATTTCCAGCGCGCGCCTTTTGGCCTGTTCGGCGTTCTGCCAGTCGACGACCGCCAGCGCCGCCTGCTCACGCTCGCGCTGATAACCCTGCGCTTGCGCTGACAGTTGCAGGCCGTAACACGCCGCCTGCCACTTCCAGGCCGTCCACGTACCCAGCCCCGAACCCAGCACGAATGCCAGGATCAGGAATCGCGCATCCAGCGCTTTCATGGCAGCACCTCCAGTGCCCGCTGATACAGCACTTGCCTGTCAGCGAGACCATTGGTGCCGCCGTTGATACGGCGGGTGATCATCAGAAAGTCGCCCTTGTCTGCCAGTACGTTGAGGTTGGCCCTATCCCAGAACCACGCCGCCGACATGGCCGCGTGGTCTGGCTGTTCGAGCAGTTGCGGCTGGCGCAACAGATCCAGCCCCAGCGCCTCCCCGCACGCCTCATAGTTGGCTCGCCCCGTCACCTGAATCAGCCCGCGACCCCGATAGAGCTGGCCGTCGCCATCTGCGTCTGGCGTATTGCCCAGACGCAGCGCCAACTGCCCCGTGTCGTACATGGAGAGATAGCTGTTGCCACCCAGTTCACGCACATAGCGAAGCTGCCCGGATTCATGCCCTACCTGGGCGATGAATCCGGCGATGCGCAGCCGGGTATTGATGGCGTAGCGGGTCATGGCGGTGTTAAGCGCAGGAACAAAAACGCCGGCTTGCGGGCCGGCGTTGGGGAGGATTTTTAGCAGTTGTTGCTGGTTGATAGGCATAGTTCCTCCTGTAAGGCTTGCAGAACCAAGCTGCACCCCGAGTTGATAAAACCCTCCTGCTTAAAGCCACGTGGATTGCAGATAAAACAACGCCCCGTCAGTGCGGGGCGTTATTACTTGGGCAGTTCGTCTGCACTCACACCTGTGAACGGTGTTGGCTGTTCAATCGGCTTTACGTATACGAATGGCGACGCAGGCGGTACGGGCCAGACGAACGATTCCGGAAAGCCTGGCTGCGCATCGAGTTGGGCGAGTTGCACGCGGTACAGTCGATATGCATCAAGCTCAGCTTTTAGCGCAGGCAGGGCTTCCCGTTGAGATTCAGTGGCCAAGCCCAGTGCGACGGCGTCTTGCAAAGTATCCAGCTCGTTAGCCAATGCATTGATTTTTTCAGTAGCCCCGGCCGAATAACCGCCACGCATAATCATGACGTGTGCCATGACCATATCTTCGGTAGGCTCAAGAATCTCGCCAAACTCACCTGCGATTGCGCGATTGAAAAGATCAACACCATGTGGTTCCGGGTCATCGGCAGAGGCGGCGAAGGGCACTTCACCATACAACTCCTTGGTCTCCTCAAAGACCACCCAAAGAACGATAGATGTATGGGCCTGATCGGCCCAGCGAGGATTACGAGCACTTGATACTGTGTTCATGTGATTACCTTTATGAAACTCGTTGAAAGAGAGTACGTTCATTATTGGAAAACGCCCCATGGGCGCGCCAGGTTCCTACATTAATAATCCCAGAATTATTAGTGGTTCCGTCGCTACTGTTTGTGGAGCTATAAATCAAGTTAGCGCCCGCCACTATACCGCCCTGATTGACCGCCCCCTGAGAGTTTATGACCCGCGCAAGAGCATACGACCCAATGCCTCCAAGTCCTATCGCGACAAGTTTAGCTGTTAGATTCTGATCATTGATAATGTCACCCAGGTCAGAACTGTCTACTTGAAGGCGCAAACTCCCGGCATTGTTGTAACCAATGCGAATTCTGCTGGTAGACATATTGGGACCACCGCCCTGTTCAACAGGCGCAAAGCCCAAGCGCGGCTGCAAGTAGTACACTTGATTATCTGATAGACGGCGCATATAAGGCAGCGTCGGATCATTACCGGCTAATCCTACTGCCGATATCGAATCCGTTCCGGCAAGCTGTGCTTCGCGAGCGTCGATCTCGGCTTTTGTGTACGCATTGGTGATGCCATAAGCAGCCAATGTTGTGCCCCAGTTAGCTTTGGTGCCGGGGTCAAAGTTAGATGAATACCAAAAATTTCCAATATCAGTAACGTCGACTGTTGCTTTGAGTCCGCTGGGCGACCAGCCCATCTTTACGACCGCATTGTTCTGGCTGATACCGGTGCCCTGCTGAACCGGTGTATAGTTCAGTTTGGTCTGAAGCCAGCAGATAACTGAGTCAGCAACCCGTCGCATGTAAGGCTGCGTTAGATCACCACTGCCCAACCCCACGAAAGAGATGCTGTCAGCTAGAGCCCTTTCTGCCACCCGCGTGTCGACTTCACTTTTAGCGTACACCTCGGCCTTTGTGTAAGCATCCGAAATCCTATAGCTCGCCAGTGTAGCCCCCCAGTTGGCTTTACCTGCGGGGTCGAAGTTACCGGAGTACCAGAGGTTGCCCAAGTCAGTGACATCAACTGTCGCCTTCAAGCCTGTAGGCGACCAACCGATTTTCACCGAATTGGTTTGCTGCCCCACACCCCCCCCTTGTTGCACCGGCGCAAAACCCAGGCTCGGCTGCAGGGGAACCAAAGCCCCATCGGACTCACGGCGCATGTAAGGCGCATCAGGTTTGTTGTTAGCCAAGCCGACATAAGTGATGGAATCCCGCAAAGGCCGTTGCAGATCGCGCAAATCCGCCTCGGCTTTTGTATAGGCATCCTGAATACCGTTACCGCTGAGTGTCGTCGGGTTACTCCCCTCTTCCACCTGACCGAACTTGTTGACCTTTACGCGAGTGTAATCACCCGCTGCCACGCCACTACGTCCCAGCAAACGCTCAAACACCAGCGCCGTTGTTCCCAATACCGGAAATACCGTGTTGACCAACTGCCATACCGTCCCGGCGTTTTTCGTGCCGGCCTGCACCGGCACCAGGTGCCCGGGGTTGCATTCGTTACTTTCGTTCGCATCCTGCGCGCGGGTCCAGGCGCCTGCCGCAGCCACATAAATCCAGTTCTGCGACGCAGTGTCCTGATTCTTGACCAGCACGCGGTCGCCCGTGACCAGTACGACGTCATCAATGGTCTGCAGGCCGCTCAGGCCGATCGACACCGTCGTGGCGCAGCGCACGGCCTTTTTATAATCAGACGCGGCGAGGCCCAGAATAGCCCGATGCAACTGGGTGACATCCGCCTCATTGGGCACCAGGCCGGCACCCTGGATGACGTTCAAAATCTCCTGCGTCACCGAGTTCCCCCAGGCTGCAGGGATCAGCGAGCCGGGCGTGCCGGTGGCCGGGTTTTCATCTACAAATTTGCCGCTGACCAAGCCTACGCTTGGCACACTCTTGGGATAATCCACATTGTGTTCCTCAGTTGAAGTTAACGAATTCGACGCTGTGCGCCGGTGCTGCTCGACGAATCAAACACTCGATCGCGGTGCCAGGGTTGACCCCGAATCGCTCGCCCCAGTAGCTGGCCCCGAAGCGCCGCCCCAGCCGCTGGCGGCCGCCGGTGTTCAGGGTCCACATGAATTGCGCGTTCCAGGTGCCGAAGTGCGCCAGGCCAAAACGCGAACGCCCCATACGGGGCGCTCGGTGTTCGGTCACGGTGGCGTCGGGGTAGCCCTGGCTGATGGCAATGTCGATGTAGAACGCTGCGTTCTGCCCTCCCACTGCCACTAGCCGCTGGCGCACAGACAGGCGCCGGTCGGCGAACAGGGGTTTGAGCCCCAGACACGGGTCAGGCAGGTTCATGACCCGCTCCCAATCCGGCACCAGCTCACTGACGGTGGCAGGGTCCATCTCGTTGAGCAGGTCGAACGCGCGCCCGTCGATGCGCGCAAACTCGCGGGACAGACCGGTGATGACTTGCTGCAATTGCGGCACGCGCTCCGGGTCCCAGGCGGGGCCGGGAGGCAGCAGCGCTTGAAGTTGCCCGGCGTAGTGCTCGGCGGTTCTTATGACGACCATTGGATGCCCCCGAACGTGAGCAACTGATTGGCCGCCGCCGTGACGTTGGCGACCGGCGAAACCAGCACATGATCGGTTTCGCCTGCAGCCCGGCTGATGGCTTCGGCGATGTGCGTCAGCAGCAGGGTTTCGCCCAGTCCGCCCTCGCGGTTGTGCAGGTCCAGCAACTGGGCCTCGACCGCCGCGCGCACCGCCGAGGTATCGGGTGTCAGTCTGATGGTGTAGACCACCGGCTTCTGCACCGGCGCCAGCACGTACACCTCGGCAGTCACCGGTCGCAGCGGCTCTAGATAGGCAGCCATTTCAGCCAGTTGGCCGGCGTCGGGGATCGGATTGACATCATCGTCACGCATGAAGAACACCGCGACGGTGCCTGGCCCCAAGTAACGACGCACGCACCAGGCACGCGTTACGCCCGGCAGTTCCAGCGCCCAGGTCACGTAATCGTCCTGATTGCCGCCATGCGGAATGACGCGATAAGAGCGCACCACGCGCGCGCGCAACGACTCGATGCTTTCCTGCGCGATGCCACCCGCCAGACCGTCGCCGACCACGATGAACGTACTGTCGATGCCTTCGATCGGCTGCACCGCCGTCATCGCCAGGCCAGCATCGGCGTTACCGAGAATGCCTGCATCCACTGCTTCGACCGTGGTTGTGTTGTTGCCCGCGACCGTGGTGACGCCTTTGGTCACTCGGAAGAAGCGTCCGTCGCTGAATTGCAAAACGGTGTCCACATCCAGCACAGCCCCGGCCGCAGCGGTAAAGCGCACCGAACCGCTGGCGGCCTGCGCGACCTTGCGTGGTTGGCGCAAGCGCAGGATGGCTTGCCGTTCGAGGGTGTCCTCGTCGGCGGTGTCCGGCAGAATCTGGTCGGCGATCCAGTCCTGATAGCCGTACAGCCCATAGGCTGCACCGCTGTGTGCGCGCGACAGTACCCGAGCATCGGACTGGCGCAGCGCTTCGTCGGCGAGGTCGACCTGGGTTCGGTTGATCAGCGCCGGTAACGTAGGCGTTTCAAACGGCATAAATCACCTGCCACTGTTCAGAGGGGTTGAAGCGTACGACCTGACCGTCGGAGACGACCAGCTCGACGCCCAGGTTCAGGCGATTGCTCTGAACCTGTTCGGTAAGGATGTTGATGTGCGTGACCTGACCATCGTCGATCAGCCAGGCGAGCGCTTCGCGCGCATAGAACTCGGCGTCACGCTGGGTCTGGGCAGTAAGCCGGACCCGACGCAGCAGCCACAGCCTGGAGCCGATGCGGTCATTGGCCTGCGCCGGGTAGGTGTCGCCCCACCAGCCAAAGCGTTCGGCATCGTCGAACGGATCGTCGGTTTCGGCGCGACGCCAGATGAACAGGCTGATGACCACCGAGCGCAGCAACGAAGCCTGCAAAGAGCCTTCGATAATCATCCGGCACCTCCGACGGGCGGCCCGCTCTGGCCATTACCGCCCTGCACGTTGCCATGCAGATGGCTGATCTGGCTGATGCCTCCAGCGAGTTGATCGCCCTGAGACACGATCTTTCCGGTCTGGGTGATTTGCGGCGTGTCGAAATTCACCGCCACGGCTGCCTTGATGTTCAAGGTGCCGGTTTCGATGTCGATGACTTTGCCGCGCTTGAGGTGAAGCTTGTCGCCCTCGTCGGTGTAGATCGCCACTTCGCCCGACTCCAGGCCCTTGAGGCGATAGCGTCGGTCGGCCACCACCAGCAGCAGACCGTGTGACCGGTCACCCCCGATAAAGGCGGCGATGCCCTCGGCGCCAGCCAACGGGTTGCTGGTAAAGCCGTAAGGCTCGAAATGCTCCATGTCGTCCTTGACCTCCCCGGCGGTGAGGCGCATTTGCAGCGCCTGCATTTTGCTGCTGGCCTTGGCGAGCACCACCGTGCCGCGCACCAGCATGCGATTGAGTAAGCTCATGCGTTTGTTTCCTCATCGATAGGCAGCAGCCAGGAGTAAGCGTCCTGATTGAGCTGCACTTTGCTGTGCTTGTTGGGGTCACCGGGCTCGGCCTGGAAGCCCTCAGGCGGACCGACCACCAGCGTGGTGGTGGTGCCCTGGTCAGTCAGCGAGTAGGTCACGGCTGAAATCAGCATGTTCCTGCGCAGGCCGATGACCGGATCAACCACCTGCACCATCGTGTTGTGCCGCCAGAGCGCGCCGTTGGACTGCCGCCAGCCCTGCACTTTGTAGGTGGTGAGCAGCGCTTTGCCTGCCCGCTGACCGCGCTCCCAATTGGCGCGGCTCAGGGCAAGCCGGGGTGTGATCGGCGCATCCTCATGAATGATCAGCACGCGCAGGCGCTCTTTATTCCTGTCATCGGTAACGACCGCTGACACCTCCGCCGCTTCCTTGCCGAACGTCTTGTCATTACCGGTCTGCTGACCAATGACCCGGTATTCGGAAAAAAGCCCGGAAAAATCCCTCGTGATGATGGCGCTCAACACGTTCTTGCCGAGTTCCAGCGCGTCTGCGGTCTGCCCTCGACTGCCCGGCCTTGCCAGCACCACATTGCCGAACTCGTCATCGGTGGAAAAAATCCGGAACAGGGTCAACAGCCGGTCGATGGACTTGAACACGCTTTCGGCAGGCTCAATGGTGTGATCGGCCATTTTCGAGGTTTCCGGGATTTCGCTGATTACCGACAACGCATAGGGAGCAGCCAGCGCCTGAACGATCTTCAGCACCCCGACCTCTTTCCACTGGCTGGGCTTGTTGATGGCCGCGCAGTCGATAAGATCGGCGGTTTTCGAGCGACCGGAAATCTTCAGCGTGACCTGCTTGCCGTCATAGCTGATCGGCGCGGCAAATACCCAGCCGGTCAGAATCAATTCGCCGCCGATACGCACTTCGCAGGCAGCGCCGGGCATGATCGGATGCGCGACTTCAGTGCCCGGCCACTGCCAGGTAATGCTCACTTCAAAGCTGCGTGCCTGACGCTCGATCCCGGCAGAGATTTCCACCGACTTCCAACCGGCATAGTCGTGATCGCCAACCGTCAGGGTGACAACATCAGGGTCGATCATGGGTCACTCCTGAGCGATTTTAAGCGTGCCGGGCGGCACGAAACCCGGGTGGGCCAACCGGTTGCGCTGGACGATTTCCTGCCCCCGGCTGGCATCACCGAAACGACGATAGGCCAGCACCAGCGCAGGCAGCGGTTCGGACACCTGCATGTCCACCAGACGCACACCAGACGCTGCCACCGCGTTGAGGTGCCGGACCAATGCCTGTCGCAAAGTGTTCAGCGCCAGGTAATGTTCGGGGTCGGCTTTCAGCGACGCTTCCCAGATGGCCGAACTCAATGTGTCCCGCAGCTCGATCACATCATCGGCCACCGGCACATCCACACGTTGCAGCGCTTGCGTCACCTGCTGATCCAGCGACGGCACCACCGTCAGCGGCGTGACCTTCGCCGCCACCGGCATGCTCGCGACGATTCTCGCCACTTTGACCAACAGTGCATCCTGAACCAGATTCGCAGTGGCCTGAGCCGTCACGCCGGTGTCCAGCCCGCTGCCCTGGTTGACCAGATTGATACTGGACACTGCCTCCGCCTGTTGGGTGGCCTCGGAAATAACCGACCGGTAAGGAACCGTTTCAACAGAGGACCCTCCGCCGTTAATGGCCGTCCGGGATGCCTGACGGGTGGACGTGCTGCCCGATCCGGACGCCGAGCCGCTGGAAGCGCCGCTGACATTGCTGCCACTCGCGGAGCCGCCTGAACCAGAGGCGCTACCACCACCGGAACTGCCGCCGACAGCGCTGCCAGCACTCGTTCCGATACTCGCCCCGCCGATATTGCTGCTGCCGTCAGTTCTTCCAGATCGACGCCTGTCGCCGTCAAAGCTGGCGAAGAACGTGGAAAACAACGTGCTCACCGTCAGCGGCGCATTGACCAGCGAATGCACCAACGCAGTGACATCCGAATAGATCGTCATGAACGGCGCGAACTGCCGCTGAATAGTGGCAAACACCCCGGACAGCGCGCTTCGCAACGCCTGAATGTTGATACGCACGGCATCCACAGTCGCCATGACCGAGCGGTAACGACGAAGCGCCGAGTCCAGCAGGCTCTCGGACGCGCCCAGCAACTGCCGTCGGGTGTTGAGCGTCGACACAGGAAACTTGAGCGGGTTGGCCGGATAGAACATCAGATCCAGCTTGACCAGCCCGCCTTCGCTCAGAGTGTGCGTAACACTGCACTGCCCGACCTGTACCGGCATGCGCCCCAACCACGGATGCACCAGCTCGCCCGCCCCTTCCTGCTCCAGCGCCTGAAGCAGCTTGTCTCGTTGTTCAAAACAGTCGCGACCGACAATGAAGGCCGTCAGCGTGTGAACCTGCGACTGCTTGCCCAGCGACTCGAAATACGGCTCGTCGCGTTGTGGAAACTCATGCAATTGCCCCTTGCGGCCCACCGGAACGACGGCTTTTTCAATGAAAAAACCGACGCCCCGGAAAGACGCTGGCAGCAGGCTGTCACGCCATGTACTCATGATCCGGCTCCTGCGCCGAGGGTTCGATAACCGACGTTTGGCGATATCGTCAAACCCGGCTGGTTGGTCTGTACTTGTCCCGGACGCATGCCGGGCGGTGCGTTTTCAAAGCGGATATTGAGTTCGCCTTCAAGCCGCGAACCGGCCCCCGAAGTGCCCTGTTGCAACAACAGGTTGCCGGGGGCCGGAAAGTTCGGCGCGCCGAGCAATTGACTGGTCGGCGGCACGCCGGTCGCCAGGTTGAGCTGCTGCTGTTGCGAGCGGCTGGTCTCGACAGCGTTGGCAGCCAGAAACGCCCCGGTCCCGCCGCCTGGCCCTGCATTGCGTACCCGTTGTTCTTCAGAGAACTGATTGACCTTTTCGGTAGCGCTTTTCAGCAGGGACTTATCTCCGTCGCCACCAAACCAGCTCATGATCGGCTCGATGAACGGCTTGATGTCCGCCCACAAATCCGCGAACCAGGTTTTGATCGGCTGCCATTTCTCGATAACCATGCCCAGCGGCGAAAAACTGAACAGTGTTGCCAGCACCTCGGCAAACGGCAGTGCCTCGGCCTTGATGATTTCCCACAACCCGGTGAAGTACTCGGAGACTGGCTGCCAATTGGTCACGAGCATGCCCAATGGCGACCAGGCGAACAGCGTCTGCAGGAAGTCGAAAAACGGCGTCGCCAGCGCTTTGATCACATCCCAAAGCGCTGCAAAGAACTCGGACAACGGCTGCCAGTTGGCCACGATCAAGCCGAGCGGCGTCCAGGCAAACACCGCCTTGAGTACATCCCACAGCGCCATGGCCGGCCCGCGAATCGCCTCCCACACGGCCTGAAAATTAGGCGCGACGGTCGACCAGTTGGCGATCAGAAAACCTGCCGCCAGCGCAAGGCCGCGTACGATAAGGCCCAGCGGCGACATGCCCATTACCGCACTCAGCAGTCGGGCTGCACCTGTTGCAGCGATAACGGCAACTTGCAAGACGCCGAACGCAATAGCCGCGCCCACCACACCCTTGATCACGCCAGGGTGCTCGGCCGCCAGTGCAGCGACCTGAGAAATCATCGGCCCGATCACGGCCATTGCTTCGTTCATCGCAGGCAGAAACATACTGCCGATATTGATGCCCAGACGATCGACACGGTTGGTCATCTCTTTGATGGCGGTCGCCGTGGTCTGGGAGTTGTCGGCGAATTCCTTCTCGATGGTGCCGCTGTTCTGCACACCCTCGCCGACCTTGGCCAGGTTGGACTTGAGCACGTCAAGGTTGGCCAGCAGCGGTGTGATCGCCCCCAGCGATTCGGCGCCGAACAGTTGCGTGATGACATCCGACTGTTTGCCTGGGTCAACACTGGAAACCGCCGTCAGGACCTTTTCAATGGTCCCGGACGGGTCGCTCTGCATGCCCTGGGTCAGCTGATTGGCGTCGAGTTGCAACGCCTCGAATGCCCCGGCTTTCGCCGCGCCGCCTTCGGTCAACGACTGCATGAATCGCTTCATGCCGCTGGCCGCCACATCGGCCGGCACATCGACGCTGGCCAGGGTGGCGCCCATCGCCGCCAGTTGACCGGACGCCAGCCCCGCAACCGGCCCGAGCGGGCCCATTGCAGTAACCATGGTGGCGATTTTCTTTTCCAGGTTGTTGCCGCCAAGCACGTTGATCTTCTCGGACAGCGCCGCGACTTGCGGTTGAGTCATCTGGAACGAAGATCGCCATGAGGCCATCATGTCGCCCGACTCGGCCGCCGTCTGATCGAAGGCGACACCCATTTTCACGGCGTCGCTGGCAAACCCGGTCAGTTCTTCGCGCGGTACATTGGCCTTGGCACCGGCGGCAACAATCGCCGCGATGCCGTTGGCGCTTTCCGGCAACCGTTCACTGAGGTCCAGAATGTCGGCCCCCATCTGCTGGAACTGCTGCGGTGTTTCAAAGCTGACCGAGCGTTTCACGCCGGCCATGCTGGTCTCGAAACCGATCGCCGCCTTTACCCCGGCAATCAAGGGCTCTGCTAACGCATTGCTCTTGATCATCTCACCGACCTTGACGTCTCCCAGGCCAGAGCTTTCAAGCCTGGCCTGGAAACCATCAACGTTGGTGCGAATCGTTGCCAGCGTTGGAGACAGCTTGTCGACGCCGGTAATCAGCGTCTTGATAGTGTCTGCCATCACTCCCCCTGCAGGATCTGGTTGATGCGTTGCGCCTGCAAGATCGATTCGGTGATGACGTCCAGCTCCCTGGACATCATCAGTTCGGGATCGGTCTTCCAGAAGTACGCGAGGTCGTAAACGACGGCGATCAGGCCTTCAAGGTCGCTGATGCCGCTGCCATGAAAAAACTCGCAACCTTCCAGCTCAACGTGTTGATGTCGCACAGATCCATCTGATTGACCGACGAGGGCGGGATCCCGGCGCAGACGGCGATGTACTTCGCCGCCACGTCCAGGTCCAGCGACACGTCTTCGTTCTTGTCGATCTTGTACGGCAGGGCCTTGATGGCTCGCGCTTCCTGTGCCGTAGGGCGTCGGAACGTCACCTGCGAAAGGCTTTCCCCGTGAGCTTCGATCGGGCTGGCAAGGTCGATGATTTCACTCATTGCCAGCTCCCCTGACTGCCTTCGAATTTGAAATCGATGGCGCCGTCATCTGCCTTGCTGACCGGCTCATCGACCAGGTAAGCGCCGGACAGCACGTAGGTCTTGCCGTTGCTGAATTCACAGGTGATGGTCATGTCCACACCGGTGGTGAGCAGCTTGATCGGCAGGTCTGCGGTATGCAGCGCCTGAAATTTCAACCAGGCCGCCTTGTCGACTTCCTTGTAGTAGCCCGGCACGACCGTATCGCGCTTGACGTTCGTCAGAGGGGCTTCGCCGCCGCCAATGATGGTCAATTGGGTGCCATCCACTTTGATGTAGCAGGTACCCGCAACTTTCTGACCCATGTTGTTTATCTCCAGAATGAAAAAACCCGCACGCGGCGGGCTTGAAAAGGGTGGGTGAGGCTTATGCCGCTTCGTCGTACTGCAAGCGGAACTGATTGAGCAGCGCGAACACGCGCAGGCCATTGATGTAATCAGGCGGGAACATCACGTTCACGCGGCTCGGATCGTTGCCATCACGCTCGACGATCAGGTGCTGGGCGAACACTTCGGCGTTCTCCACATGACCTTCTTCCTCAAGGCGGGCGTACTGCGCAATCAACTCGCCACGAATGGTGCTCGGCGTGATGATCGGCTGACCGGCACCGAAGCGCGTGCCATCGCTGGCCAGCTTGTGGCGACCGTACTTGCTGGTGATGATGCCTTGCAGACGACGAATGATGAACGCCGACTGGTGCATGGTTTCGCTGTCCAGGTACGAGTTGTCAGCCTGGCCGTAAGCGTTCTTCTGATAGGTGGTGATCGAGCGCTGAATACGCACGTAGCCGCCTTCGTAGTACGCCGTCGCGATGCCGTAACGCAGCAGCGATTCACGCTCGGTCAGGGTGAAACGCTGACTGGCGGGCGCCGGGTCCAGGCCGGGCATGGTGCCGCTCTGGGTCGGACGGCTGGCGTCGGCAGAAATGAACACTGCGGTGCGCGCAGCCAGTGCAGCGGCTTGCAGCCAGACCGGTTGCGGAACGCCGGTTTCCACACCTTGAATGGTGATGTGCTGATCGTTGCGCAGTTGGCCTGCAGCCACCAGCGTACCGACCGTACCGCGCTTGGCGCTGTACACATGGCCGTACAATTGACGGGCCCAGCTCCAGCGACCAGTGCTGTCGTCCATCGCCGCTTTCCAGGCATCCAGGGTGCTGGTGTCGGTCCACGGCATGCACAGAAACTCGAACGGTTCGTCGCCCAGCGCAGCCAGTGCCTTGAGCTGATCAGGCGTACCCACGCCACCGGTCATTGCCGTCACTGCGGCAGTCAGGCCGGCTGGAATGACTTCGCCGCTGGTTTTGCCCAGGCGGTTGAATTCCAGATGAATGTCGTTGCCGCTGGCCCCGCTCCATTTGCAGGAAAGGGTCAGCACACCGGCCTCGACGGCCGCGGTGATCGGCAGGTCAGGCGTAGCATTGATTTTTACCGACAGCGCGCTTGCAGCTTGCGCAGCGGTCGCACCATTGACGACAGTTGCCTGAACGCGCACACCGCCGACATACAGGTTCAGCAAACCCGGCTCGGTCGCAGCGCCTGTCAGGGTGACGGTTGCAGCGGCCTTGACGCCTTCGGTGTTGAGCAGTGGCAGGCACCAGACTTCACCGGTCGGATCAGCCTTGCGCCAGATCTCGTACATCGCGGCCAGCATCGAGCCCTGACCGCCGATGTTCTTTGCCAGCGCCACGCTGGGCACCAGCACCAGAGAGCCGAGCTCAGGGCCGGACACGTCGTCGTTGACCTGAGCAACGATCAGGCGACGCATGCTCGCCGACGCGCTGTTGGCGGCCGAGTTGTCCATCTCCGCATAAAACAGCGGCACGCGGACGTCGGATGGAATGTTGTTAAAACTGATAGCCATTATTGGGCTTCCTCTTGGTTAGGCTGTGAAGGCCTGATAGGTGATAGGGGTTTGCTCGGTCTGAACGGTGACGTCGCCGTCGTTGTGACGACGCTGCCACCAGGCATTGAAGGTGACCTGCCGACCTTCGGCGGGCAGCAAATCGCCCGCCTCCGGATCCGGCACAGCGCGGCCTTCGGCCGGTATTACAGTGATGCGTTGGGTCATGGTGTTACCTCTGCGATGAACTTCGCTTCGATACGGCCATCAGGGCCGGGGGATTTCAGATTCGGGTCTGCGGGATCGACGCAGTCCATCTCGAGGGTCGCGCCGGTAAAGCCCGGCAAACCATCCAGATACGCTTCGTGCCAGGTTTCGGCGGGCTGATCCGAGGTGCTGCGGCCCAGCTGAAACTGCGCGGCAAAACCGAAGCGATACGTCACACGTGCGCCGCTGATCTGCACCAGCGCACCGCCGGTGTACTGCATCGCGTCGTAATCGCGGTCAGCGTTCCAGCCCACCAGCGCGCGCCAGAGCTCGGCGCGAATGGCATGCAACTGATCGCTGGCCTGCTGACCTCGTTTGTCGTCACCTTCAAGCACGACCACGATGTCGATCTGGTCAGTAATGTTCTGGCGAATGACGTTTTGCAGGTCATTGGCCGTGGCCACATCGCCGCTGGCAATGACATAGGCCGAGGGATGCGCAAGCTGATCGACAAGGGCAGCCGCAGCCCAGTCGATGCCAGCGCTGATGCGACCGGCAAAGGTCGGGCAGGTCGCCTGCAAATGGGCAACTATCGGGGTGATCTTCATAAGGGTTTCCGCGTGTGTTGAAGGTTGTTCGGGCGTGAGCAATGTCTATTGGTTCGCCTTGCCCAGCGCCTCATCCGCCTTGTCCGCAGCGCGACTGGCAGCATGCGCAGCCTGGCTGGCGATTGACGCAGCGGTCTCGACCTTGTCTGCCGCCTGAGTTGTGGTTTCGGCCAGCCTGTCGAGACGGCGATCACGTTTGCCGAGGGCTGCGTCATAGGCCGCGCGAATCTCGGCCAGTTGCCGGGTGTGCTCAGCGTTGGCCGACCATTGCCCGGCCTGAAACCCGAGCGTCAGACACCCGACAAGCAGCAGCACGGCGATCACCCAGATCTCCAGCTGCCGCCACCAGTGACGAGCGATAAAATCAATTGCGCGTCTGTGCATCATTGACACCTCCGAGCTTGGAGCGGAGCCGGGCAATTTCCGCACTCTGCGTGGTGACCTTGTCGGTAAGTTGAACGATATGGCTGGTGAGGGCCTCAATCTTGCCCTCCATCCGGCCAACCGCTGCCGCGAGTTCATTACGCTCCCTGGCGAACTGATCGGACCGCGCTTCCGCCTCCTTGCGTGCCTGCCGCTCGGAGTCGAGCAGTTCATTGAGGCGACGCACCGTGCCGATATCGGCGCTGTCCATCGCCCGGTCTGTTGCATCCCTTGAAAGAAACTTGCGCAGCCACAAAAAGCCGCCAAGCAGAATGGTGCCCGTTCCGCCCAGCCAGGTGACTGTGCCTGGGCCTAGGTCGGTGGGGTCCATGGGTACTCCAGATACGAAAAAGTCCCGGCAAATGCCGAGGCCTGAGATAGCCGTGCGTGTCATATCCGTGTTCAACCGCACGGAAAGCAGGAACTTGGGCTCGAGAAAAAGAGCGCCTGAAATCAGACGCTAGCCCAAATTTTTCCTTTTTGAAAACAAGGAATAAGCGCCGAGGGTCGATATCAGTGATAACAAGCAGGCGAAGATTCCAGTCAATGAATCCAACGCGTAACCAGCGCTTACCAACGTGGCGAGACAGGTCGAGAGCAGCATAGGCGCGAAAAGAACGAGTCGAATCACCCTCCCCATTCTGCCGTCACTGGAGGTGAACCACTCTAATAATTTTCCGGCCGCAGCCAGGAGAAAAGAGAGGGCTCCAAATCCAACAAGCACAACGAAGTAAATAGCCACCGGTGGCAGCCCATAGGTATCAGAAGGCTGTAGCGGATTTTCACTGCCCCCCCTGATTGATAAGCCTAAAACACCTAGAGCGACTGGAAATGATAAAAAAACAAAATTCCTGCGTAACGCAGCCATTGTCAATCCTATGGAAAAAGGTCCGAACGAGTAGAAAAACAGTACACACCTGCCTGTCTTTTTTACAGATCAGTCAACGCTGGCTACGCCACTGCTCATGCGCTACCTGTCATGCCTTTGACCTAGTTGCCACTAACCGTAACCGGCAACGAACCGGGAATTTCGATCGAGTACGAGGTAAATGGAACGGCACTCAACAACGAAGTAAGATTTTCACCCAGCCATCCGCGATGATTGGACGGATTGGCATCGTAGACATCATTGAAGGCGCGAATCTTGCCCGAGAATGTCCATGCTCCACTCGAGTTTTTATCGATAGTTCCCACCAGCCTGAGTGTAATGTTCCCCAGCGTCAGCCAAGATGCGTTGGAATCCTTACCGACATCATAGGCGAAGTTGACATCAAGCGAACTGGTGCCAACCGGGCGTGCGCTCTGGATAATATTCATTACATCAGGGATATCACGGATATCGACGTTAAGCCCAACATTCTGAATAGGGAACGTAAGGGGTGCGCCCAAACCAAACATGCCATGAGCCAGTGCATGAAATGGTGTCATAAGGCCGCCAGACAATACATGGTTGCCTGGCGGATACTTGATGATATTTTCGTTGATCTGCTGGCTTCTGCCGATGTCAGTTGCGATTTCGTTGTAAGCCGTTCGAAGATCACGCCCTTCAGCCTCACGCTGATCCGCCGCTGCGAAGGTCTTCAAGGCAACCTTGGATTGAATCCCGAAGCTGTCACGCCTCGCTTGATCCTGAAACGTGGCAAGACAGTTCGGGCTGCAATACAAATCACCCTGAAGAAGCAGCACAGTCGCTACAGGATTCTGCATACCTCGCGGAAAGCTTTGACCAAAACTAAGGTCTTGACCACGATAGGTACCATTACCTCCTGCGCTAATTTCAGGATAAGGGGTGATGTATGTCGGAGGAAGCTCAATAGGCATTGATTTTACGTGTTAATCAGTTGATGTTCGCGAAGGATTCCGCTTTTCTATCTAGATCAAAGGCGATGACTCATGGCTCACGGCCTTCACATGGCTCGGCGTTCCGCATGGGGAACGCTTGATGTAGTTCGGTATGGTCACCCATGCGGGCTTACAGTTTCTTGCACTGGCCGCATCGAAAGTCTTTCAACATGTGCACGAGGCCTCCGTGTGCCTGGCCCAATGAAAAACCCCGCCGAAGCGGGGTTGGGGGTGGGTCGCGATTGACCGGTTGGCGCTGTTGAGCAGCCTCTGTTCGGCTGCAGCCCTGAGGCGCAAATCGCATATCGTGGGACCTTTTTACCCCCCTCCGGAAAGCCTGGGAAGGGGCAGTTTCGGGGTGGGTCGAGTTTGACCGGAGTTCAACACGAGTTCGACCACAGCTGTGCAATCGCCCCGGATAAACGGTATCGGATACCCTGTTCATCCGCGCTTATCCAGCCTTGCAAACGTCATCCTTGTTGCTTCGCGAAGCGCTGCGCTCGGCAAGAATCGCCAGCACTTGCTGATGAAGCTTGTTGATCCAGTTGCGATAGGTGCGGTCTGCGCCTTCGTTGATGCCCACCAGACGCATCTGTTCGCGAACCGGCAACGCTTCGACATAACGCAAGGTGGCCAGTTGGGCCAGTTCGGGCCCACGGCCTTTGGCAGGGCTGCGAGCCATTTGTGCAATGGCCGCTTCGACTTCGCTGCTTATATAGTCCATGCCGCTGCCATTACCGATCAGTGCCCGCGAGCCGGGTGTGCGACGCGGAATATAAGCGCCCCACTCCATGATCCCGGCCATCGGACTGCTCAGCCCGCCGCCTAGCCCTACGCGCATGCGTTGCTCGCCCCAATGCTGCATGACCACTTCTACTTTCTCGATCATTGTCTGTTTCCTGTCCTGATCTGCGGAGACGCTTTGCGAGCGAGTTCGCCCCAAAGCCTGCGCGGCAGACAATACAATCTGTATTTTCAAGAGACAACCCGCATTTACAATATGTATATTGCCGATCACCCTACAGCCTGTATGATTCGACGCATGAACAGAAAATGGTATGAAGTCGCAAGACAGGTCATGGCAACCCAGGAAATCAGCCAGGAAGAAATGGCTGAGCGCATGGGTGTAACGCCGGGCGCGGTGGGGCATTGGCTGAACGGCAAGCGCGAGCCGAAGATCGAGGTGATCAATCGGTTTTTGACCGAGCTGGGCCTGCCGATCCTCGCGACCTCCATTCCGTGGCAGGAGTCCGCTATGGATAACGTAGCGCCTGCGGTGCAGCCTTCGCGTTTCTATCGTTATCCGGTCATCAGCTGGGTTGAAGCCGGAGGCTGGAGCGAGGCTGTCGAGCCCTACCCGGCCGGCTATTCCGACACCTTCGAAATCAGCGATTATAAAGCCAAGGGCCGCGCCTTCTGGCTGGTCGTGCGGGGCGACTCGATGACCGCGCCTGCCGGCCAGAGCATCCCTGAAGGCATGTTGATTCTGGTCGATACCGGGCTGGAGCCAACGGCTGGAAAACTGGTCATTGCCAAACTTCCCGAAAGCAACGAAGCCACATTCAAAAAGCTCGTCGAGGACGCCGGACGCTTCTTCCTCAAGCCGCTGAACCCGGCTTACCCGACCTTGCCAGTTACTGAAGACTGCAAACTGATCGGGGTCATCCGGCAAATGACGATGCGTCTGTAACGCGCTGCGGATTCAGCCAAGCCCCGAAACCGGGGCTTTTTTGTGGGCGCCGTTCAGCAGCTACCACACACTTGTGTAGGAAACATTTGTAGCTTGCGTAGGAAATACTCCTCAATTACTGTATGCACATACAGTAAAAAGGAGTTCACGCATGCTAAACCAGCCCCTCGACACGGCTCATCACGACGCTTACCTGGCCTTGGCGCAGCGTATTCAGGACGCTATCACCAGTGACAAGGCTCAAATCGAGCATCAGGTCTTACTGGTCAGAGAGCCGGGCGAGGTGCTTGAACATTGGGAGCGGATTCTGGAGGAGATCAGCGAGGCAGAGGGCATCACCGTGACCCGTTACCCTGAAAACGGCACCGCGCACGTGTGCTGGTACATCGACTCCTTGTAGGAAGATTCATACAATCTGTATTTAAAATACAAACTGTATTGTATGAAAGCACTACATATCGTATCGTTTGCATGCACCCCACTTCGGGAGTCCTTATATGCAAACCACAGGGAGTCATGGAATGAACGAAATACTGGACCAACTTCGCAAAGAATTCGCCACGCCGTGCCCATCGCTGAGCGCCGTAAGGGAGCGTTATTTCTCGCACCTGTCGAGTGATCGCAACCTGTTACGCAAGATCAACGCGGGCCGCATTGACCTCAAGGTCAACCGCACAGGCGGCACGCGGCAGGGTCACCCGTTTGTCTACTTGCACGATCTGGCTAATTACCTGAGCGGCATCGTGACCGAAAAGGCCGCGTGA